TGAATTGGCCATTGGCCGTTACTCCCGGCGATGCACTAGTACCTGACGCCACCCGCCCCCATATCTGATTGGCTACACCGGTACCATAGGTCTCGAACTCATGTAACATGCTAGCGCCGGAGGCGACCTCCTGCACTAGTGTGCCGGTCTGCGGCGTTGTGCAGGACTGGGCACTGTTGAAAACCGTGTTCGCTGATAGACAGGGCAAGAACGGGCCGGAATTTAAAGTGCTGTTGTATTGTGATACTTGCAACACGCCACCGGCTGGAACATTGATGTTATTTCCTGCTCCACCTGATGCCGTAAGCTTTGCCATGCTCATTTGCACGGACGATGTCGCTGACAGGTTGACCTCGAAATTTCCCCCGGATGTCTGTAGGTTAGCTCCAATCAACGATCCAAACTGAATCGCCGTCGCGGTATTTAGAACCGACAGACCGTGATTGGTACCGGCTCCGGCGTTGCCATTGTTGACCAATGTCACCGACCCGAACTGGACTTGATTTGATTGTGTCGTTACGCCTAACGGTGTGCCCTGTTGAATCAATAGAGCTTGCCCCGGCCATCCTGCGATTTCGATCGCCCCAAACTGAACACGGCCGACGCCATCCAGTTCCATGGCAGTGGTGCCGACGGTAGAGTTATCTCCACGTATCCAGATTGTGCCGAACTTGGCGCCGTCCATGTAACCACCGTCTGCAACACGGAATGCCCCCAACACATCATTACGCGCAACGAGGTCGGCAATGCTAACAGAGTTGCTCCCTGTCGATGTGCAGCCGGTGATGGTGGATTTGAATCGAATGCCATATCCGCCATTGATTGAAGTTTGCACCGAACTCAGCGCGAACTTCTCGGCCTCATCGAACACAACGCCGTCACCGCCATTGTCCCGCGAAGATAGGTGGCCGCCGTATAGTTGAGTGGTTTCACATAGCGCTGAACTGTTGAGGTTTGCAGGGCCGAAATAGATACCATCTCCTGTATTATTGTGGGAGAAAATCTCGTCAACGCCACTATCCTTCTCGCCATTTAGGTAAAACCCCTTGCCTATATTGTTGTCGGTCTCAATTTGCATATAGTGGTTACGCAGGGATAGTGTGTTGATTGTCGTAGTCGAGGTGTCTGTTCTGAACCCGGCAGCCCCACCGCTGTAATATCGGTTGTTTCTAAAAATCGAGAATGTGACGTTGCGGGCCTCCACTACAGCATTTGTTCCTGTTGAGTTTCCATTAAACCCGAGGTCATGCACGTAGATGTTTAGTATTTGGGTCGTTGCTGTTCGTGGGCCGAACCACACCAAGGTATCGAATCCAACACCAGGATTCACAGCTTTGATGATGCTGAGGTAGGGCCCATCACCAAACCATTCGAGATTGCTACGAACCGGATTGAGGCCTTGGGCCATGCAGGTGCCGGATGGGAAATAAACTGCAACATTGGCAACAGCGGCTGCTGCATCGGTATTGTTTATTGTGGTGGAATCATCATTGGACCCATCGCACTTAGCACCAAACCATTTGACAGAGTAGTAGCCGTATGGTACATCGCGAATCCATCGCCCCGTGCCGGAGTTTGGAGCGATAATGGTACCGCCGTTATCGGCCGCAACACTACTGGGGTTGAAGGTAAATTGGCCATCACCTCCATCCCCAGCAGCGTAATAGCCGGTTACATAGACTGTCATGGCAAAGGTCGGAGCGGTTAAGGCCTTTAATGCCGCAATTGATGCAATGCCAGCGGTTCTATTAGTTACAAAGGCTGTGCTAGCACACGCGTTAGAGGAGTCGCCAAATGGGCGTGTGGGGCAAGTGGGGTTGCCTTGAGCCAAGGCGTTGGTACCCGACAGACCGAGGATAAGAACTAATAGCAGACGCTTCATGTGTTCGAATCCGTAACCGTTAGGGGGTTGGTGGTGCCGGCACCTGTTACGGCAAGGGCTTGGTAGGAACCTTGGCACTCCCCAGTGATGTCGAGGGTGCCGCCATTGCCATAGACCCGACGGGAGCCCCCGAGGGCGGCGTTGGTGAGGGTTAGAGCACGATCGGAGGGTTGTGTTGGAGAGGTGCCGATGATGTTTTGGACGTTGACCGGGGCGATGAAGATGTCATTAGCCCCGGGGTTGTGGAAGCTGATTTTCTGGCGCGAGGGGTTAGCGGGAGCCACTACTCGGGCAGTGGTTTCGTTGATGTTGTTGTAGCCGTAGACTTTACCCCCACTGGCCGAGGAGAAGGCGAGAGGAGAGCCGGGGCCAGTGGAGATGTTGCCCATGGGTTAGTGCCTTCCTTGAGTACCACACTGGCCATGGTTGGTACCGCCAAGGCCGGGGCCGGAGGTGGAACCGGCACGTCCGGTGGGTGGGGAGTAAGGTAGGTCCTTGGCGGAGGTGGCGCCCCCTGAGGTGGCACGGGGTTTATCACTGGTGCTGGAGTCGCGACCGAAGTCTGAGAGGATGTCATCGGCCATGGTTAGACCCTCCGGCCAGGAATAGACTTGGGTGTATTGTCATCGGTATCGGCATTGACCTTGTCCTGCACAGCCTGCTTGTCCAGGAGGTCTTGCTGGCGAGCGAGTTCCTTGGCGCGGGCTTCAGCCTCCGCTTGAGCCTTGGCTTTGGCTCGGTCATCTGCATTGGCCTTGCACGTGCCGATGGTTTCGCCAAGGAGGAAATCCGCTTCGGTGGCCAAGGGGGTGTATTTGGCCCCAGCGCTCGCGGACTTGTGAATGACGTCGAGGAGAATGGCTACATTGGCCCAATCGATATCGCTCATTAGTGCTTTCCTTGTGATCCGCAGTGGTGGGTGGTGGTGCCCTGCATTGGGGCCTGGAGGCCGCGACCCTCATAGAGCGGGAGAGAGGTGTGGCGGACTTGGTGGACCCCGATCTCGGAGACGGCCTCGACGGAGACCGCGTGGGAGATGGGTTCGGACTTGGTGGAGCCGGCGGTGGAGGACATGGCTTGACCTTGTTTCATGGGAATTTCTCCGGTTTGGCTAGCTGGCGGGTGTGGTCCCAACGGTTGTTGGGGTCTTCTGCCATCTGGCGGCGGACCTTTTCGAAGACCCCGCCATCGGTGTGGGCCTCGTCGAGGAGTTGGCGGAAGCGATCGTCGCAGCGTTCCATTTCGCGGTCGACGTGGGCTGGGGCCTTGAGGCCGAGGCTGACGTATTCGCCCTTGATGTGGACGATGTCGTGGTAGTAGTTGGCGAACCGCCGCATCTTCTCATGGATTTCGGACTCGGCGTGGCGTAGGGCGTTGACGGCCTCGGTGAGTTGGACGCGGATGAGTTTCATGTCATCCGCGATGCGCTTGAGGTAGACCTCAGGTGGGTGGAGGTCCTCCGCCATTAGACGCGCCGGCCGGGGACTTCGGAGGACGCAGATTTGGCCTGGGCGGCCAAGAGAGCCTCCAGCTTGGCAAGGCGTTCCTTCAATTGGTCCACCTCAGCATTGGGCACGGCAAGGTTGGCTTGGGGCAGGGCAGTGCCGATTTGCTTGGCGAACTCGGTCATCATGTTCTGCATGAAGACGCGCTCGGCATCGTTCATCCCGCCGTTGACGGGCAGGGTGTCGATCGGGTGGGCCCATTTGGTTTGTAGGGACTTGGAGATGGCCTCGGCCTCGTCGTTCAGGGGCTCCATCTCCGGGGTGGGTTCGCCCTGGAAGATGATGTCTTTGAGTTCGTTTCGGGCGCCCTCGACGGCGTGGGCGACGATCAGTTCACCCGGGTAGTTGCAGTCGGAGGGGTCGCGGGGGTCCAAGAGGGCCGGGACCGGGTAGAGCTTGCGCAAGGTCCGGCCGTTCTCGCGGGAGGTTTCCTTGTGCTCCCATTCGACCTTGGTGCCATCGGGGAATTCGATGACCTTGAGGTAGTGGGGATTTACGAGACGCCAACGCGGGGCGGTGGTCATGTGGGAAGTCCTTCCTTGGTTAGAACTGGGAGTAGCTGACCCAGCCCGGGGCAATGGCGGTGGCGACGGTGGCGCAGACGTCTTTGGACTGGGGGACGACGAAGAGAGCGCCATTGCCGGTGCCGAGGTAGACGCTCTCGCCGGAGCCGAAGGTGACTGGGCCGTAGAAAGCCTGGGTGCCGGTGCCGCAGTTAGTGCCGGAGCCGTAGGAGAGGGTGACCACCGAGGTGTTGGCGGGCTTGATGGTGAGTTGGGTGAGGTAGATGGACTTGCCCGAGACCGCGGAGATGATCTTGGTGATGGCGATGGTGGTGGAGCCGAAGAGGACGGAGGCTTGGGTGGCTGGGACGAAGACGGACTGTTGGGCCTGGAG